TGATCACGGTGGCTGGCTGGCCACTAACGTGCATAGCTGGATAGGTCACTACGTCATTGACGACAATGACCCGAGCATATACAACATCAGTGGCCAGACCCATCATGACCGTGAGATGATCCCTATCATAGGAACCCGACCACGCCGCAAGATCAAAGAGGACCTTAAAGGCCTCCCAAAGTAGCACATGTGGCAACCGCTTATCATAAGCGGAAAAGTCACCGTCAATGAACTTTGGGGTGCCTGGTGCCTCACCCTGTGAGAGATAGTCTGCAAGTTCTCCCCAAATAGCCCCCCGCGGGTTGGACCCAACAGCAGTTTCCCACAAAATGGGATTGCGCTGGATCTCCCGGATAAGGGGCAGATAGAGCTGACGAAAAAGCAGCTGAAAAGCAACGGGGCAACCAGTAAAAACACGGGTCTTCCCACTCTTCTGCTTCTTCAGGCTAACGGGCTCGTCCTTGAGGTGGGACTGGAAAAAGACATCCCCACGCTGCAGGGATAGATACCGCGCCTTAAGTGCCTCGATGTCAGCAACGACCTTCTCAGGAATCACGAGCTCACCATCTGCATCACGCTCGAAAAACTCCCTCTTTGGTCTGTTGTAGGGGAAGCCCATGGAAGTTCCAAGGTTGATACCATCGACGAACAACACACCTGGTACTCCTTGGGCAGCAGCTTGCAGAGTCATGGGCTTGACGATCGCAGGATCAAACATCAAAGCTGTTTGAAAATCCACCCTCGCCTCCTCCAATAACACGGGGTCCAAAACTGGCGGTGCACATAAGGCCTGTTGGTTCATAACGTGGTAGGGTTTCCACCCACTAAGAACCGGGGGGTACATTTCAGTAACATACCCAAGCTCCTGTTGCACCAAATCAAAGATAGGCGTGCGGGTAACCTTGCTCTTTGATGAATGAACCGCTCGATCGAAAGAGCCAAAATAGCCCGCATGCTCAAGAGAGTGCCAGTTAAGGTTGGAGCGCCGGTGGGGAACCTCAAGGAGGACTGGAAAATCCTCAGCCTGGGGCATAGCCACGTCCGAGTGCACAGGCTCTCCACTGGCAGCGACCAACTCGAGGACAAGCTCAACGTCTTCTCTGCACAGAAGGGAAGCCAAACCCATGGCCTTACCATACCCCCAAGAATGGAGACCGGCAAGGTGAACCCGCTCCACACCACCAACCTTGGTGGTGATGAAGAGGGCGGATCCACAAATGTGCTCACGTTCAGCATCAGTGCGGGCATACTCCCACAATGGCCCCGTGTGGGTGTGGCCAACAGTGCGCTTCTCGCTGCCAATAAAAGCCTGGACGCGATGGTCGTGACTCAGAGAGGTTACGAGATGCGCTGGGGTAGTGTCACCTTCACCATTGGTGATCAGGAGCACACCAGTGAACTTTGTGTCCACCTTAATCTCCCCCATGGCCCCCAGATCAAGCATACGAGGAAGGAGCGATCGCATGGGCCGAACCCCCCGCAAAACAATGAAGACAAGATCACATCCGCTCCTGTTTTTGAGGGGCTGCGGCTCGACTCGGAACACATCCACCCTGCGGAATTTCACCACGGGATAGACAGTACCCGATCCTGGAGTCACCTTGATAGTATACACCCCAGAATCACACTCCAAATCCTGCAGCCAGTGCCAGTTCGTGACCCACAGATGAGCATGGATGCAAATTGCTGTGATACGGCCAATGCCACCAGTTCGACTGCTACCATCAAATGTGGCAAAGTTCTGGGCGCAATTGTCCAAAACCCAATCGAGAGTGACACCACTACCTGGAATACTGGGTGCATCGACGCCCCAGGTATCCCAAGTCTTGCGCGAGGGTTCGCGTACGGGCACTGGGTCCACAAAGTCCATCTGATGTGTGGCCACAGAACGTGCGAGCACAGAACTAGCAGTGTTCGCCTCTTCCATGATGGCGGAGTTCTCCTGCGCAGCCCGCTGCGCCCGCGCTGCAAGGGTCTTTGGAACCTCACGCGCGATGAGAGACACCGTGCCACCAACCAAGATGCCAGTGACTGCCCCAATGAGTGACCCCTTCAAAATGGGCCACCAGTCCAAAATGAACAAATCATTCCAGACGTCAAGGACAGCCCACTTCACTCGAGAAATGAGTGAGGTCACAAAATGGTGAAAGGAGTACAGCATATGACCTGCGGGCCGATGATTGTACCACTGCTCAAAAGTGATCTCCTCCACCTCCTCCTGCTCCTCAGACTCCAGGGTCTCGACGTCCGGGTCAATTGCAGTGACGAATGAACCGGGCTCGGAAACTGGTGCCTGTAGTACTGCCGCACGCTCCACTGTGAGGCACTCATGGCAAGCATAAGAACGTCCATGCGCACACTTGACTGCACCAAAGATATCCAACTTGCCACCAGCCTCGCGGTCTCGCGAGAGCAGATCCAAGGACCAGGGGACGATATGGGCAAAGTACTCACGGTAAGTGAGCCACCTAGGCCTCGCACCCCAGACGACCTTCACTCCACCAGGGTGAGACGCGTCAGGCGCCAGATCCGCATACACCTGAGTATAT